TCAAATGTACCCTCAAACTCTTGTCTAAATGTTCTAACATCAAGGTCTAATTTAGCTTGTTCTAATTCTTGCTTTGATACCATGCCACCTTGTAATGTTGTATATTGGAAGCTATCCCATTCTTTGTCATCTTTACCTTTAAGATATAATTCATAACTCCAATTTCCATAACCTCTAGGTGTACCACAAAATAAAACATCTCCTAAAGTGTCTGCAATAGAAGCTCGTAATACCTCGTACCAGGTTCTTTTATCTATATCTGCAAACTCATCTAATATTAAAAAGTTTATTCCTGTACCTCGTAAAGCATCAGGTTGATCTGCTGATTTTAAACTTATAACACTATGAGATTTTTTAAGTTTAACAGTAAGAGTGGTTTCGTTAATATCTTCAATCCAATTAAATGAATGAAGCATTGTTTTTAAGTTAGACCAACATATCTCTTTAGCCATTTTAAAAGTAGGAGCTACATACCATATATTCTGTAATGGTTTAGCTGCATACTTCATCATTTCTGTAATTGCTAAATGTGTCTTACCAAATCTTCTACCTGATATAAGAACTCTAAACCTTGCTTTTGATTGACTAACTTTATGTTGTGCCTTTGTTAAGGTAATCTTCATAAATGTAGTATTTTACATTTCTACTACTGGTTTGCAACCATACTTAACTGCTAATCTATATTTATTGACATTCTCTTTGCCCTCTTTTTGTAAAAGTTCTAAACTTTTAAGAGAAGCATCAGCAGCACATTCTGCCCATTCGTTATAAAGTATTTGAGATTGAACTGGAGCTTTACACTCTCCTGAAAGAAAGGAGCAAACTGACATAATTAACATAAACTTCATTTGTCAGACTCTTTAAAGAATTTATAAATTTTACCTGTTGTTCCCATGTATTTAATGTATGGTCTATCTTTCCATCGTTTATTCCATGCCCAGTTAGAAACTTTAGCACCATACGTTTCAAAGAATGAAAGAAATACATCAATACTTATCTTCGATAATCTTTGTAATTTTTTTCCTACCTGTTTCATCTGTTTCCACCATTGCTTTTATTTTACCACAAGCCATTCTTACATTTTGTGGATTAACAGATCGTTCTACAGTCCTTTTCATTTTCAGGCAGGTACTCATTTTCTGATCCTTGACGTAAGTATGCTCGATTACACCGCCCTTGTATATCATACAAAGAGCAATTATTCCTACTGCTAGTTCACTCATCTTATTACCTATTAAAACTGTCGTATTGTTTTACAATCCAGTTTATAATCTTTCTAAAAAATCTTTTAATCTTTAATATCATTTATCCTCCGTTACTTCTAACTTTATCTTTAAGTTTTTCTATTTGCTCTATAAGTCTTTCTACATCAGACTGCAATCTTTTTATGTTAGTTGCGTTATGACGACTTTCTTTTAATTCTTCTTCTATTTGTTCAATATCTTTAATAGCATCTTCTATTAATAAAAATTGTTCTGCATCAGCAGGTAATGATCCCATTTCTCCTCTGGGCCACTTAATAGAAAACTCTACTGCCTTGTCTAAATCTTTTTGCATAAGCTCTAATTGTGTTGCATGATTATTAAGTTTTTCTGTAATTCCAAAATAAGCCCAAACACCTACAGCAACAGCAGCTATAATGCTGACTAGGTTTTTAATTGGCATTGCTATATTTGTAGATTCACTTACTTTCATTTCCAACCCATAAGTTTAAGTAGCCATTGTTCTATTTTGTCTATTAACTTTTTCATCTCCAGCTCCTTATTGCCCAATAAGCAGGACTCAATGATTTCTGTCCTCTTACTTTTCTTAATACTCCACCCATACGAGCCATAAAGCTACGTTTTCTAGCTGGTATGTTTTTTTTAATAGACATTGTTTTTGAGCCAAAATTAACTTTCTTAATTTTACCTGTTCTTTTATTACGAACAAAGACTTTAAACTTCTTAACGTCTCCTCGCATTATTTTACCAAGTTTTACTTTTCTTCCTCTGTATTTAGCCATAGATGACTAATAGCATAAAATATTAATGTTTGCCACAAACATAACCAAAAACGTGCTTACCTTTGTATTTGTGATAGAAGTGATTTCTATTAGGTAGCTTTATTTTATATTCCCTTATAACAACATTTTTCTTGTACCAATCATGGCAAGATAGATCAAAGATTTCTATGTGCATTAACTGACCTTTAGCCAGTATAAGTGTAATAATAAGCTCTTTCATTTTTTAAGGTTATCAGCAAACAGTTTAAGTATTGCTTTATATGCTGATCCTCCTTGATAGTCTGTTTCTAGTTGATTAAATTCTTTTATAAGTTTGTACCAAAGGTCTTTGTATTGTGGGTCTTTTGTTTTATGGTAATCGTTAGCAGCTTGGTTAATTCTGGATAACAATTCGTCTCTCATCTTTTAAAATGTCTTTGTCTCCATTTGTTGCAAACATAAATATCTTTTACATGAAAGCTTTTATAAATATTACAAAATGCGTGTTTATTACTATACTGACCACAGTTCCCACAGCTTCCTCTACCTGTAGATGGTCTAAAATCCTGTGGTAATCTAAAATCTATTATCTCTCCATTTGGATAGAAGTTTGATCGTTTGTTCATCTACCTTGACCTCTGTACTTCTTCCAACTTCTACGTTTATGTTTATTCATGGTACTCATCTTTGGTCGTCTCCCAATGGATGTTCCATTAAAAGTTTTTTCATAAACGACTGTAGCTCCCCAGACGTTACCTTTTCTTTTTGCCATCTTCTACTTCAACATCTTCAACTTTGCCATCTATAATAAGCGGTAGTGGTTCTGTAACATTTGTCTGTTGTACTTTGTCAGACATACCTAATACGTTTTTACTTAAAAAGATTTGCATATTGGTATTGTCTTTCTTAACTGCTTTATCCCACATTTTCTTTCGTAAAGATGATTTACCTACTTCTCTGTGAGTGTCTATAATTTCGGCATAATTTCTTTCTAATGTCCTAGCAGATACACCAAGCACACTAGCGATCTCATAAGTAGGACAACCAATAGAGGCAAGGTTTTTAAGGATTTCTATATCTAGCTTAATTCTAGGTCTGCCTACTACATTTTGTTTTTTCTGTGTCTGTGCCTTAATTTTGTCGTTTTTCATACTTCTATCTTCTCCATATTTAACACACATCCAATAGGAAATACATTACGATCACTAAAGCTCTCTTCTGTTGTGTCATAAGATGCAAATGTCCACACATATTTCTTATCTTTCTTGAATATATAGCCATGTGTTATCATTTTAGAGGGTAGGAACTTATTAAATTCTTGGGAGGTAGCGTGTCCTGAATCTCCTGTAATATCTAACCAGGTTATTTTATAAAAATAATACTTTTTTGAGCCAATCTGAATGTGGCGAAACTTTGATTTTTTTTTAGCCATTTTTAGTGTTTTGTTTTGTCGTATGACTCTACTACAGCTTTATAATAATTAAGCTGCACTTTCAATCTTCTATTCTCTAGGTGTAACTTTATAAGACGTTTTCTTACACGCTTAAATATTTTAAGAAAAAATTTACATGGTCTCATAGCTTATCTTTCAATGGCATATTCTCTTTAAACTTGTGTTTCCATTTTAGCTTACCCTCTGTCTCAATTTCGACATAATCTCCAAACTGATTACCTGTATATGTTATCCCATTGCTAGACTTATTAACCTTTTTATTACTACTATTAGTTAATTGGTTTTTAGTTAAATTGTTTATTAGTCCTTGTTGCGATAGGTGGTCGTAAGGTGGTTGCTCTTTATCCCCATATTGAAATTTGTCGTAATTTACAACATTAATAATAGTTACTTTTCGGCTAGGGTGGTTTTCTGTGGGAACAAGCTGGTGTGTTCTAGTAGTTATCATTTTTCTTCTAACTAATCGTAGTATGAAAGTACGCATTTCACTATAACTCATTTTAAACCTTTTAGCATTAACTCTTAAAGGCATTATTAACTCTCCTCTTCTTACAAATATTGAATTATCTAAAAACCTTAATGTTTTATCTTGGTGTGAAGCTGAACTAATCATATATATCCAGCAACTTGCCTGTAATAAGTTTTTAAAGACATTATGCTGCCAAATATTACGATAGCAGATAAAATACCCTGATTTACGACTCATTTAATCTTCTCCTTATTTCTGCCAATATTTGCTGTTCTGTGCCATACCTTTTAACA